TAATCTCCAGCGCTTCAGGTGGAACCGTCAGCCGACACACAACCCCCGTTTTGCTCCGCCTGTATTCAATCTCGCCACTCTCATTCAGCGGAGGCAACTCCATGAGGTCAATCATGTTAATGCCCGCCAAATAAAACGAAAGCATAAAAAGGTCGACATACCTCTTTTGCCACTCTTCGCAAGGGTAACGCATCAACCGCCTCAAATCCTCCAACCTTAGCGAGCGTTTCATCGTTTCCTCCTTCTTTATCTTAAATCGCCTAAAAGGATACATTTCGGCCGGTATCACCTCTTCATCTATTGCAGCATTAAACACGGCACGAATATTGCGAAAGTGAATTCCCCGCGTGTTCGTGCTGCAGGTGTCAGCCATCCAAACCTCAAAATCCTTCAGCCACCCCACCGTCACATCTTTAAAGCACAACTCCTCCAACTTACAAAACTTCCTCAACTTCTGTAAAGTCATTTTATACACGCCCGCCGTTCTTTCCTTCTTACACCGACTCACAAACGTTTCAGCAAACGGCAAAAAACGCGCTTCCTCCTGTTTCCCTTCTCCAACGGCCTCACCCCCATTCCCATTCAACTCCAGCCGATCGAGCAAAGCCGCCTTAATCTCGCTTGCCCTCATTGCTTGAACATCATTAAAGCACGCCACCTCTTCAACAGTCAATTGCACCTTTGCCATTTTCAGTCGCAGCAACTGCGTCAGCTGTGCCGCCATGGGCGCGCCCACCACCCTACCGTTCACGAACTCTCCCTCGCGCAACATCACCCCCGTGCTCAGCATTGCCGACGTTCCACGATTGTAAATAACGATACAAAGCCGCCCTTTCCCTTGTTCGTCCTTACGCCTTAAATCTAAATACCACTTTAATTTATATGCCATTACCTACATTTTTAACCCTTTTTGCTCACAAATAGCTCACAAAAACGATACAAAATAAGCCAAAAACGGCCAAAATGAGGCCAAAATACGGTAAAAAAACGAGTAACAACAAACAATAAAACCGCCAATTACCAAGCCTTAACAACTTGATAATCAGCGGTTTTCCTCATGTCGGGGCGACGGGATTCGAACCCACGACCCCCTGCTCCCAAAGCAGGTGCGCGATTGTGTATAATGTATTGATTATCATATACTTTTAGAATTTGGCTTTGTTTGCTGCTCACAAATAGCTCACAAAATGGGAGGAGGGGAATACAAAAAAAGTCCTTACACGGAGAGGGGTAAGAGCGTATGTTATATGCGTGCTGGGTAGCAAAGAGCCTCACACTTAATAGCATGAGGCTCTAACTTGCACCTATCAGCCATAGGTGGCTTGTGTGTTATATAGTAATGACTTGGCTGAATTTTATATTTTTTCGGCAGTCTTGCGTATCCTATTCGCAAGATCTAATAATGAATTCCTAAATTGTTCTTTTTCTTCTAAGGTAAAACCGCCTTTTCCCCCATTGCCATCTATCCCATCCATCTTGTGATAAAACCACGACGAGGAACGATTAAAATAACGGTTGCTAAAATCCAACCACGAAACGCTCATTAAAATGTCTTTGCAGCGTTCCTTCATATCGGTAATCTTACTATCTTCCATAACTTTATATATAAAAATCCCGCCCGCTTTGAGCGGGATTTTTTTGACTTTAATAAGGTTGGCGAAGCATGTTGTCAAACAACTCTTGCGCGTACCACATTAATTGTGGATAGCCATCGGGATAACTCTTGTTATAATTCCTAATGGCTTCTAACAGTTCGTACTCTTCTTCAGAAACTGTTACTTTTAAAACCTTTCTTTTCATAATGTCATTACTTATTTAACACAACACAAAGATACTACATTATTTTGTACTATCCAAATAAAACGCCTTATAAATTAAGTTGTGCTTTAATATTTTCCAGTAGTTGTTTGTCTTCTTTACTCATGAGGCCATCATTTGTCGTTGTTGCGGTGGGTATAGGGTCTGTATATTTCTGATTGAACGACAAATCGAATTGGCGTAATACATATTTATTCTCTCCGCTATCCCATTGTAATCTATCACCGAAAAGACAACTCCAATCTTCTGCATAGGATATTTCTGTTCGTTCACCACTCGTGAAGTAAATAGCTCGCTGATACAATTTCGACTTGTTGAAGATTATCTGTCTACAATAATCATTCTCTATGCTCTGCATCATTGTAATACTCATTGCTCCGTTTGCATACGTGCAATGTACGTGTACAATATTGGAGTTGCCTGATATTTCAATATCTTTAAGCGCATCAAGAGCCGCTTCCTCCGATTCAAAGTTACCAAGGTCGCGCGCATAAGCAGTTAAATTATCAAGCTTTGTCTTATCCTCTGCTGTCATTACACCTGCCTTTGCAGTGGTGGCCTTAGTGATTACAAGTTGTTTGTTGCCACTTTCTGCAAAGTTTGTGTAGTTGACAATCACCTTGTCTGTAGTACTCTGCCCTTCTGCCAGATTGTGATTTAGGACGCGAGCAAACACATACTTATCCATCAGTCCGTCTTGGTTACGATTTACCAAATGGCATAACAATACTTGGCTATAATTGGTTTGTTCGGTGTCGTTGGCTGCGCCCCAGTGCTTAAATCGGAGGAACAAGTTACGGTCAGAGTGCGTGTACGTCCATATCTTGCCACTCAATGCCGTGTGCATTTCATCACTGCTTGCCGAATAAATGTAGTTCTTAGTTGTTCCTTGCGTACCACTCTGTGCGGTTGGTACATTCAATGCCGTGAGTAATTGTTGTAGCGTGATAGTTTGTGCATTGTCTGTGTCGGTCTGCCCAGCAACGACCAATCGCACGTCCAATCCGCTCACACTCGCTGCTGCTTGCAACTCGGCTAATGCTTCTGAGAGTTCTTTTGTTGCCATGTTATTTGTTTTTTGTATGTTTGTAATGGTTGTAATTTATGGCACGCCTTCGGGTGCGCTTTTTTATCATTCGGCAAGTGGGTCGGGCTTAATTACTGGTGGGAATGTTTCAGGAGGGCCAAAAATTAATGCCCCATTTTTATTCGGCATCGCGCCAGAAGATAGTGTTGGTATATTTGGTGTTGATACTACAGCTACGTATTCCCAATAGAATACACCATTTTTGTCAAGTTGCAGTATCAATTTTACGACAGAACCATCCGATGTAATAGAAGTTTCATACACTGTAGATACTTCACCGCTCTTAAGGAACTTGCCTTTTAATTTTAATTTTTTAAGTCCTTTGTGGTATATTATGTATGTTTTTCCTAATAGGGCTAAACAACTTGAAACGCTTTCAGCGCTGTAGGAGTAGGGTATCAAATAAAATATCATTTCTTCAAATGTAAATTTATTCTCTCCGCCATTAAAATTTAAATATATAATAGAGTCGATTCTATCGAATCGGAGTCCTATCCCCCCTCCATTTAAATCCTCGGTGTAATAACTATAATTAGACTTATCTATAATTGTAGTGCTATTCCTCACAGAACCTGTCACCACACCGTTAAAGTAGCCCTTATCTGCCTTTATCGTCCCTTTAAATTCTCCTTCATCGGCATACACCTTGCCTTTGAAGTAGTATTGTTGGTGTACTGGGTCGATTGCTACTTTCAGTATGTTGTGGTCTAATGCGTACAGACCTACGACTGTATTGCCACCTATCTGCAATCCGTTAGACGACATCATGCACCCTGTGTAAGTGCCGTCAATCTCTTTTCGGCCGAAGAACGCGTTACCACTTGCTATGTAGTTGTCACCGCTCATGGTATAGCCGTTAAAGGCTTTCATCCAGTCGGGCAAAGAAACGGCTTTTTTGTCCATTTCGTTTAAGCACCAATCGGAGGCGTTTTTGCCTACTTCGAGTTTTACTTGATTGATAGCAATGAAGTCACCGCTTGTGCCTATTGTTGCTCTGAATAGTAAGAGCGGACTGGAGTAAGTGCCGTCCGTGCGTACGCGGAAGGTGTAGATGTGTCGCACCCATTCTGAGGTAAGCTCCCACGTGTGGCTTCCATCATTATTAAATGCCGTTTCTTTCACTCCGTCAGCCATTGGCATATCTGCGCTTGCATCAGACAAGACGCGTCCGCCATAATCATATACGAAAGTGTTGAGGCTACCCGAACCACGTGCGTAGAAAGATAGTGTGTACCATTGCCCCGACATGATTATTGAGCCTAACGATTGCGAATAAAAGTCTAAATCGCGTTCGCTGCTCCGCCATGCGCACAAAGAGTTGATACCACAGAACGTTTCCATGTTGGACGGTGTTGCCATGCGAATAAGCTGCGCATCATTCTGAATGTAACCGTCAGCTGTTAATGCTGAGCCACCTTCGTATGGTCTACCCAATGTAACCATTGAGATGTCTGCTTGCGCGCCACTTGACAATCGTACAAGTACAAACTTTGTACCGCTAAGGCTTGACTTCGTGACGAATGCTATGTAATGGCGTCTCCATGTTGAGGTCAACGCAAATGCGGCACTTGCGTCACTTGGAGAGCCTTTTGCGTCTCCGTCAACGTAAATCGTTTGTTCGTTCGTGTCGGGATAACAATATACGGTAGCAGTACCAGAGCCACGCATTGTAATGCCTATAACGTACCACGTCTGAGGGCCAATCAACTTTGTTACATCATATTGTAATATGTCCGTCTGTGTTGATACCGAAGCAGAGAGCATATCCGTATCACCAACCGCTGCTCCCTCGTTCAGCGTGCCGTTAATTGTAGCGAGCGAGGAGCGAAAATTGAGCCACGTGCCAGCATAGTTCTCCGCCTTTGGAGCAAAGTCGGTATGTTCGAGTAGGTTGCTATGTAGGCTCGTCCCGTCTGCTCCGTCTTTACCGTCTTTACCATTCGTACCATTCCAAACGACTGGAATGGTCTTTTGTGCTACTTCGACTTCGTTGACGAATAACTTAAACTCAATACGTGTCGCGTGTAGATAATCAATCGTTACCGTATCTCCTGTGCCTTCTTTTTGTATCGTAGTGCCGTCAGAGCTATATATGGCCCACTTCATTATACCGCCTGAAAACTTCGTTGATTTTAAGCCTTGCGTTCGGTAGGCTTCAACGGTTATCGTCTTTTGGCTATAAGAGGGTGCAGCCGTGCCTTGCTTTGTTCGCGATATTGACCCAACGGGTGCGAGAATGTAGTAGGCTACTCCGTCATCGCCTTGTGGGCCGCGAGGGCCTTGGTCGCCCTTTTCGCCTTGGTCGCCCTTTTCGCCTTGAATTCCTTGGTCGCCTTGGTCGCCCTTTTCACCTTGGTCGCCCTTTTCACCTTGGTCGCCCTTTTCGCCTTTAGCTCCGTCTTTGCCGTCCACTCCATTAACCCCGTTTTTACCTACGAAGCCTATCAACTCTGTCGTCTCAGTGCCGTCGGGATAGAATGTGCGCTTCCAAATGTACTTACCTTGCGCAATGTTGGTTGGGAACGTACTGTCCCAGCCATGACTCGGGGCGGTAACTCCATTGTCGCTAACGGCCCATTTGTAGGTCGTTTGGCTCTGTGGTCCCCAGTTGATAGTGACATTGCTCCCGATTGTAACGTTGCCTTTGCCGTTGTATTGTATCGCGCCTTGTCCAAGCGAGAACGAGCCGTCAGGGTTGAGGCTGTAGTGAGTGGTCTGGCCGTCGGGTGAGAGGGAAATGATTTGCCCATTCTTGGCGTAAAGGCCAAAGCCACCCGTGGGGAGGTAGCCACCGAGGCGACAAGCGAGACAACCGACAAAGCTCTTGGAGGTGATGTCGGTGAGTAAGTCGATAGCAGGTTGTCCCGTGCCGTTGGCGTGAATGTAAATGGCGCTTTGACGTGTGAGGTCGGTAGCGTTGCCGTATTGTACCAACTCGTCGCCTACTTCGGGTAGCACCATTAGCTCTGTAATAGTGGGGTTGCTATCGTCGGAAAGGAGCATGGACGAGCCGTCGTCGGCCGTAATGAGGGCGGAGCGGTCGTCTGTTACGAGTTGGAATACTTGGGCGGCAACTTCTTGCACGTGGTCGTAAGCGCCTACCTCGCCAGCCTGAGGTTCGACAATGGCGGCGTCGAATTCCGACCGATTAATGGCCAACACATTGTTGTGGCCGCCAGCTGTGCTGCCTATGAAGCTAACTCTTACCCAATAGCCGCGAGCGCCGTTCGATGTCCAGCGTTGGCAACGTATGAAGTCGTTCGCTTGGAAACCTCCGTAGCCGTGCGTGTCGTCCCCCTCTAATACTAAGTAATAGTTCGTAGCGTCCCCGTCCACGCTCTTCACGCGGCCGCATGCTTGACTGATACCCAGTGCGCCACAAATGGCACGTATCTTTTCGATGACGAGTTCAAAGGCCGTGAGTGTGCCGCGAATGCGGAGGTTGTCAGCCTCCACGTAAGTCTGACCGTCATCGGCCGTTTGTGCTGCCCAGCCGCTCCCCGCGAAGCCATTGCTCTCGAAGTCGGGGCTTTGTGCTGAGGCTTCGAAGTTGGTAGCCTTGCGGAAGGTGACGCTCCCCTCGGCCGTGTCGTCGTGTTGGCGGCTTAGGTAACGCTCGTCAGCCGTACCCCATTGCGTAAGGTCGTCGGCCGTGGCTGCATGAGCGGCTTCGGCTGCATGATCGGCTTCGGCGGCATGGGCCGCATTGTCAGCATTCGTGGCGTCGTCGGCCGTGGTGGCGTGGTCGGCTGAGACAGCCTCATCGGCAAATCCTGCCTTCACCTTGGTACGGACGGTTTCGCCCGTGTCGGTGTCGGTACTATCCAGATAGAGGTAGCCGTCGGCAGGAGTGGCGTCCAACTGATTAAGCGTGTCGAGGTTGGCGTGTGTGTGCGCATCGGCCGACGAAGTACTGCCGCCGCTGATGTAAGCACCTCCACCGCCACTGCTGCTTGTGGCTGCGGCCTCAGCGTTATTGCCTTTGCGCGCTTTGCGTGGCGTGGCTGTAACGTATCGTGTTTTAACTTTATAGTCCATAGCCTTAGATGTAGTTATTTAATGATTTCTTTGTTCCACTCTTCGGGTTCGAGCCTCACAAATTTAATATTACTTGTGCCGTCGTAGGCGTTGAGTACCTCACTTTTTATCATAAAGAGGTCAGCATTCGGCATCGCGCGGTCGGTGAAGAGCTGCAACGGTGATAGCGGGGTAATAGCTTCTCCTTCAAGTGTAGGCACGCGGTGGCCATACTGACTAAAGAGCAGCCCTAACAAGTCGTACTCAATCAGCCAAGGCGCAGACGTGTTGGTGCGACGCAGGAAACATCGTTGAGTTCCCCAGACTGCACCATTAGATTTGTACGCCCCTAGTGCCGTCACCCCCATGCTGCTCCCATAAGAAGTACCGCAAATGGTGTCAATCTTTATTTCGTCCTTTGCGCTTGCGTTTATCCATGCGCTGTATTCTGCATCAGTCTTCTCCACCGCTTCAGTGACGAGGCCTTGTACTACCTCCAACTTTGGAAACTTGTAAAGCCACCACCTTTGCGCCCAATTCATTTGTTTGCCGCGTTTAGAGGTTTGCGTACTAATACACACGTCGCGCAGTCCGTTAGGGTCGGGTAACGACTTATCGAGTTGGCACGTCTGAGGCGCGGTAATGGGGTGGTCTTTTTTTCCGTCAGTATCGTCGAAAATGATACACCCCGTATAAATGGTTAATTCTAAGTAACCAGCTTTATCTGGTAAGGGAATGATATCGCCCTCCGTGGGGTATCGGTTGGCAGAAAAAGGGAATACCGACTCAAAGAAGTGCGTGCGGTTCTTCGACCACCCTTGAATGCCGCTCTTTTCTTCTATGTCACCTCTATTCGAATTGGCACAATACACGAGGTAAGAGGGAGCATGCGTGAAGTAATTCGTATCGTCGTATTCAATCGAAGTCCAATAAGCATGGTCCAAAAGTCCACCCCCTTGGGCATGGTATTGCGCAATAGCCTTGCCATTGCCGTCAAACAAGACGAGCGAGAAAGGGATATAGCAGTAAGCCTCGCGCACCTTACACCAATTGAAGTTCTCCTTTTCGTTCGTCTTGTCCGCTGCATCTTCAAAGGGGTTGAGGCGAGGGTCAATCATCATCTCCATGGTAAGGCAGATGTAGGAAGTCATAATCGCGTCAGACAATTGCTTCTGAGCAGCAGGACAATAGACACGTGGAAAACGCATCAACACTTCGTCCGACGTCCCCGATAGGTCGTTGAAGGCGCGCGTCACAACTCCCCCACTCGCCTCTTGATAATCGTAGTCTTTGACTTTCGAGAGGGGCGATTGTTGTCCATTGAGCGTAAGGTTATTGCGTGGGGAGCAATCCGTTAAGGCCAACCACGCAAGGCCCTCACAGGCTTCGCCCCCCTTGCCCGTCTTCACCATTTTGAAGTAATGCGCATCGGGGTGCTTTTGCGTAAGGCCAGTAGCTACACTATCAGAGGCAGAATGGAAGAACTTGCTTATCTCGTACATATCGGTCTTAGAACCCAACTTGTTAACCATGCTGTCCGCCTCTGTCAGTCTGTCTTGGTCTATGGTAACACTATTGTCGGATAGTAGCGTCCCTTCTGTGTAGGGCGAAAACTTCACCACGGCCGCTTGGGCCAACTTATCTACCGAGAGCGTTTGTTCCGTAGCGTCCCACGTGATTTGCTCCACCTTAGGAGGGTCATTGCGCAACGCATTTAGGTCGTACACCATAATCTTGCCCGCACGCTGTACGATGCGCAAGGCGAGCGGCTGCAACACTCCGTCCAACACTTCGTCAAGCGTTGAGGCTTCACCGTCCTCATCGTAGAAGTTGGCGGCATCAACGTAGACGTCTGTAAGGGAACTACCGCTCCAACGGCAATCATCGGTGTTCACCTCTAACGACGTGAGCCTTTCTACTGGCACAGCGCTGAGACCCACCTGTTCAAGGCAATAGTCTATGTAATGGCGCACGGACTTAATTCCGCCCGTTTCGCCATACTTTAGGCGCTGCATGTGGCCGAAGTCAGTAAAGGTGAGTGTGACGGTGTAGTCCTTCTCCGATTGATAGGGTTCTTCGTATGTCTCGCAGTCAAGGCCACCCACCCAAAAGAGTGTATCGTCAAGGTAGACGTGTGCCATGACATTGCCTGGACTGATTTGGAAGAGGTCCGTAAACGTGCGGTCGGCTGGACTCACGATGTTGATCGAGAGCGTTGCGCCACAAGTGGTTTCGTACTTCTCGCGCTCCTCCCATTCCAATTCAAGAGGCGTGTCGGCATCAAACGTGAGGTCGCCAACGGAGGAGAAAGGAACATTGTTCGCTTGCCATATTTCGACCCGCCACGTTTGGGCCTTGCAGTTAACAAAACTGCCAGCGTATCTTTTATGCAACATAGTATGTTTTTTTAATGTGCAAATGTGCGAATGTGCAAATGTGCAAATGGTCGCCTTTGTACGCGCATTTACAAATGCATTCAATCATTTGCACATTTGCACATTCTCACATTTGCACATTCGCCAGGCATTCGCCATAGGCGTTATGCTCTTGAAGTAATTTTGTTTCGTTTATCGGTAATGAGTTGCAAGTCGCGTCCGCTGATGCGTCCGCTCACATTCACGTCGACGCGCTGCGCCCCAAAGCTGTTGCGTAAGGCCGCAAGGTTGAGGCTTGGCACTATGCTCGACGGAGCATTGTACTGCGGTGCTGAGGCCAAAGGCGCTTGCACCATGCGCCAAAGCTGCAACTGTTGGCGGCGGTTGATGATCATCTCGCCCGAATTGACATTTGCTGTCAATCGGTCGCCCGAATAGCTTCCGCCCGGTATGATACCACCATGCGCGTAGCTGCCGCTCGTGGCCGACTTGACAGAGGCTATCATCGTCAGCAACGTAGCCAATCCCGTAGCGGCAAAGGCTATCCACCCAAAGGGCGTAAGTTTACTTGCATCTTTCGAAGCCTCAGCGTATCCCAACACCATAGTGGCAATAGATTGTGCTATCACCCCCGCAATGTTGAGCGCAGGCGCTTGCACCTGAGAGCCTAATTGCGCGATGCTGCTGCCCAGCTGCTGAATGCTCTGTGCGCCCTCACGCATCTTGCCCGTACCCTTTTCGACGCTCGTCGTGTCAAAATCAACGGTGATAGGCTTCAACTTCAGCGACGACAACACCTTGTTGATGTCGTCCACCTGCTTTTGCGCCTCCTCCTTACTGATGAGGCCAATGTCGTAGTCATTCTTGATACGTGACGTTTTCGCCTGCGCGTTGGCATACGACTTACGCTTATCGCCTACAGAGCCGCGCTGCGTGTACTGCGGTTCTACTTCCGCCTCAATGGAGAGTCGTCCGTTCGTCGCCTCATTGATTTGCGCTTGCAGCGCGTCCACCTTCGTCAAGGCTTTGACCTTCGCCTCTACGGTCACGGCATTGTCGAAGTCCGTTTGAGCCGCGCGGAGTTGGTCCTGCAAGGCTTCAAGTGCCGTCTTCACCTCTGGCTCGTCAGGCTTCTCGATGCCCACCTTCACGGCCAACTCCTTGCGTTCTCCCTCCAACCGTGTAGCCTCAGCCATAGCCTTCTTCGCAGCATCGAGGTTGTTAGTGCTTTGTGCCAGTTCCTTCTGCTTGCTAATCTCCTTGTCATACCATTCAATGCTCTTCTCGTCGTAGGTGGGAGCGGTGTCGTTTTTGGCGGGGGTGTGAGTAGGAGTGTGAGTTGGCTTGTTTGTGGTCGTGGTGGTTTGTGCGGGTGGCGTGTAGGCTGGCCTTTCGATAGTTTCGGCATTACCCGTTAGCGCATTATGAAGCGCAGAAGTGTAGCCACGTTTGCCCGCCATAGCGAACACGGCATTCTTTCGTTGCGTCAAGTCGTTGGCGCGTCCAAGGTTGTAGTCACGGTCCTTTATCACGTTGTTCTGAAATCCCTTGGTGCGTGCGTTGGCCTTATCGATTTGTCTGTTCTCGGCTATCTGTTGAGCCGTGAGCGGTGTGCCGTCCACTTGATACGTTTCGGGGCGTGTGATGTCAATAGCTCCTCCGTGGCGTTGCTTGTTGCGTTCGTTGATGTTGCCTTGATAAGCGTCGATGCGGTTTTGGTCCTCGTCGGCCTTTAGTTGGAAGGTGATGATTTGCTTGTTTAAGTCCTTCACCATGTCGGCCGCGGCCTCCGCCCAAGCCAACTCGTCAAGTTTCTTAATATACTTATCAATGGCCTCAGCGTTCTTCTCGTATATCGACCCGTCCTTACTGATTTGTGCGTGATAAGAGGGAATGATACTTTGCAGTCGCTTAATCGCACTCATGCGCTCCGCGTATTCCGCGTTGCTGTTGTGAATAATCTGCGTAAGTGCCGCGATGCGCGCTTTCTCGTCAGCATACTTGTCGGCCGCCGTCTTCTGAATGCTATTCAGAGCCTCGCGGTTTCGCTCCGCCTGAGTGGTGGCACGTTGGTTGTTCTTTAGTGCATCAGTATTGTCTTCAATGGCTTCGGTCGACTTGTCAAAATAGCCTATCACCTTCTCCACCACAAATCCCAAAGCCGCAATGGCAATGCCGACACCTGTCGAAGCCAACAATCCACGAATAGCTCCTTTTGCCACGTTGGCACTCACGCCCAAGGCTACTAAAGCACCACTAAGCACACGTGTAGTGGTGGCACAGGCAATAGTTACAACTTTCCAGGTAGCTTGAGCTACGGCAAGCGATTTAATCCTTACGGCTGCAGCAAAGGCTATAAGCTTTAACTTACCGAGTGATATTGAAATGGCTTGCACCGCGTTCAAGGCAAGTCCCAATGTAGCTACACCATTAAGCACAACCATGAAAGGTTTAACGGCCGCTGCTACATGGTCAGTTAATTCGCCCAAACTGTTCTTCATCTTTTGAATAGTTGAGCCGCTTGTGCTGTCCATTGTTTTAAACGCATCGTCAATTGTCCCTGCACTGCCCTTCATAGCCTCAGCGTTTTCGGCGAACTTGTCCTTTAACTGAGTGGTAAGTGGCCCTAATGCGCGTAAACTTTCAGCTGATCCGAATAGCTTTGCATAGACTTCTTGCGAGAGCATGCCTGAACTTTGCGCATAGCCCTTCACGCTCGCATCGAGTTGTGTGAGGAACTGACGAAAACCGCCCGCACTCTTAATGGCTGCTGCATTAAACTCAATGCCCATTTGTTGTGCCATTTTCGTAGCCTCAGAAGAGGGCTTAACCAAGGCCGTGAATACTGCAGCCAACTGCGTGCTGACCTCGGCCGTGTTGCCTGTTACGCCTGTAAGCGTGGCAAAGGTGGCCATAAGGTCATCAACGCTCACGCCCAACGTGGCCGCATTACCCGACACACGTGGCAAGGCCTGCGCCATTTGTTCAAACGACGTCACACCATTCTTGGCCGTCAGCTGTATCTTGTCTTGTATGGCGGTAGCGTCTTGCCACGACAGGCCGTAGTTCTTTATCAACGTAGAAGTCACCTTAACGGCTTCCCCCAAGTCGGCCACACCGCCCACACTTGCTTTGGCTGATGCACGTAGATAGTCTAGCCAATTATCTTCTGGCACACCATTGCTGATAACTTGGTAAAGGCCGTTGGCCAACTCATCACGCGTGAGTGGTATCTCTTTCGATAGCTCCGTCACGCTATCTTTCAATGCTGCAAAGTCCTTGCCTCCTTTGCCCGCCATAGTGTTGGTTACGGCCATCGATTTGGCAAAGGAGCTGCTATCGCCCGTGAGGCTTTGAAGCGCTGCGCCAACGCTATTTACCGCGCCTATTATTTGGTTGACGTTGGCAAAGCATGTGCTGAATTTATTGGTGAAGGTGTCGCTAAAGTTATCGACTTCTTTCTGTACGCCATTGAAAGAGGCTTTGAGTTCTTTTGCCGTTGTCACCGCGCTCACCAGTTGCTCTTTCCCGTCAATTGCGAGCCTTAGGTTGAATTTTATTTCTTTTGAAGCCATATATTTTGAGAGTTTTATTTGGTCGGTAATTTATAAAGCCACACCTTTGCAGAAACTAATACCTTTTGCGATATGGGAAGCGAACAGAAGCCAAAAGAGCGTGTACCCTTAAAAGAGATACAAGCCAAGAGACAGAGAGCACGCATAGTGGGCAAATTTTGTGGTTATGCCTCGTTGGTGTTCTTTATAGATTTTATGTACTTCTTTTTCAAGCTGCAGCTATTAGGACGCTTGCATGGGGCCGCAGGGTACATAGTGGCCTCGCTGCTCGTTATAGCTATGGCATTTCACTTCGGCAAGGTGCGTGCGGTATATGTTTATCACCACACTTACAAGGTGATGCAGCAAAAGGTGATGCAGCAAAAGCTACTGAGCAAGTTCAAAGAGCGAATGATAGCATTTAGCTACTTTGGCTGGTATTGGTCAGTATTCATAATTATTATATTAGGGACCGTTATTTGGGGCTTTGGTTGTGTCTCTCCTTGGGTGTTATATCCATTTTTCGCACTGATAGTAGTAGCCTTCATAAGTTGTGTGATACTAACTGCCTTTACTGATGAGTTCGATTTTGGGCCATGCTATTACCCACGGTTTCCCTCTTATTATTGATCCTTCAACCCCTTCATCAAGCTAACAAGCCGCTCACGCGCCTCGTCTTTACCGACTGGTGGCACGTGGGCGGCTTGCGTTGTTTGAGTCTGGTCGTTGTCCCAAGGCAAGGGCAATAGCGTGTCGGGGGTGAGGCGGTTCTTTACGTGTGGTTGAATGGTAATGGTGGCGAGCATACGCATACGTTCCCACCCGTCGTGCATGACCATTTCGTGGCTTGTAGCGTAGCTATCGGCCACGGCCGTCCACTCCTCAGGCGTAAGCCCTTGCCAGTCGCGCAGCGTAAGCCCCACCGCCCCCAGTGCAAAGCCTAATTGCTCGGTGATGCAGAAGGGCTTTTTTTTTCGCCTTCGGTCGTGGCCTCAGCCTCAGCCGCATCCGCTTGCATAGCGGCCGTCCATTGGTTTAGCTCGTCGGGACTGATGCGGTCGGCAAACTCCTCGAGCGTGAGGTTAAACTCTATGCCGTCAGCCGCTGACGCTGATGCCGTGCAGCAGTAGAGGAACGTAAGTAGGTCGGTGAGGTCGTTCGTTATCTCAGTAGCCTCACGTCCTGTTTCGCGCTTAAAGCGCAAGAATGCTCCCATTGTCTGACGACAGGGGAAACCCATAATCTTCATTTCGCGTCGTGCGGTGGCTATTGTGCTGCCTTTCTTTTGTGGTGTCATAGTGGTGAGTGTATTTCTATTATTATTCCTTTATTTGTCGGTTGGCTATGATCAAGATAAGAGCCACGGCCAGTAGCGCCAGTGCGGCCCATACGCCCCACGTGCGGCCACGCGTGCGTAGGTCGGTGCTGAGCGTTTCGACGGTAGACTGTAGTTGCGTGTTGGCCGTCTGGAGTCGTTCGGCCTCAGCTTGATAGTATATGCAGAGCCGCTGCAGGCTATCGCAGCCGCCCTCAATGATGATAGAAGCGGGGCGTCCCTTCTCATCGCGCTTTAGGCTCGCCTTTAAGTGGGCGCGCCCACTCGCGGCCGTAAAGCTCGCCCCCTCGGGTAAGGAGAGGAGGGTGGAGTCGAGCCTCAGCTCAAGGCGTGTAGTGTCAGCCCTTATCGGTTGCGTCCAAAGAGCGGTTGTCGTCCGCTCGTGCTGAGTCACGCTGTCTGTAGTCAGTACGTCTTGACTTTGCGCGACTTGGCGCGTTGCCTTCGTCGTCGAGCGACAACTCGTCACTGACAGGACAATTGCTGCTATGAGGGCAACGCTGAATAGCTTGAATGGCACGTGTAAGGCGGTTGAGCGCATAACGTATGCGCTTATTCTCTTCGCCCAGTGCGTCCATTTTCTTTGTACTTCCATCTACTTTCTTTTGCGTTTCTAATAGTTCGCGGCTCACGTCTTCATACATGAGCTTATACGTATCGTGTACGCTCTTGGCCGTATCGGCCTTGCGTGCGCTGCGGTTGGCAAACCATGCTATGGCGGCACCAATGCCCCCCGAAGGTATTGCCCACTGGATTATTTGTAAGATAGTGTCCGCCATTCTTCCTTTCTTTCTTGTTGACGAGTTCACAGGTTGACAAGTAGACGAGTTAACAAGTTGACAAGTTGACGAGTAAGTTAGCTTACAAGACAAACTTACCTGTTAACTCGTCAACTCGTGAACTTGTTAACTTGTCAACTTGTCAACGGGATAAGTTTACTCCAATCTCGTTGAGCCACTTCTTCACGTCGAACGAGGGACAAGCCTTGCTTGGGTTTAGTTGGTTGTGGCCTACGATTTGGACCGTAGGAAAGCGGCGGTGGAAGTCCTTGACGTAGGCCTCGAGGGCGGTGCGTTGTGCAGCGGTGCGTGTGTCCTTCGGCCTCATCTGCTTATCGCAGCCGCCCGCGTAGACGATGTGGCGCGAGGTGGAGTTGTAGCCGCTTGCGCCGTTGGTCACCTCCCAAGGGTCTACTATCATGTCCTCATTATTCTTAACGAGCCGTTCTACGCGGCCGTCGAGGTGGACGAGGTCGGTATATCCTACCTGCTTCCACCCATGTCCGCCTTTGCTTACGGGGTCGCAGTGCCAGTGGCGAATGTCGGCCGCTGTCACTTCACGGCCCTCAGGAGTGGCGGTGCAATGGATTACAAGACGTTTTAGTTGCATGGGGTTAATGTGCTAATGTGCTAATGCGTTAATGTGCTAATGCGTTAATGTGCCAATGTGGTGAATGTGGGAATGTGGGAATGTGGGAATGTGGTGAATGTGCTAATGTGCCAATGTGGGAATGTGCTAATGAGTGGCGCAGCCATTAGCATATTAACACATTAGCATATTAGCACATTTATTAAGCTTTCGCTGCTGCAGCTGCACCCATGCCTGGGAACTTGGTCGGCATGCCCGCGTTCTCGAGGTTGATGCTGTACGTTGCGTCATCTTGCGCGGGAGCGTCCTCTTCGATAGAGGTGATCACGAACTTGCCTTCGAGGTAAGACTGTTGAGTGGTTGACTTGCCGTCGCCACGTGGGAAGCACTTCACCTCCACGGCCTGACCTACGCCCCAAAGGGCCGACATTTCAGTGAAGCCGTTCTCCGTCTCGTCGTAGAAGCGGAGGCCGTCAGCGCTGATAGTGATAGAAAGGCCTGTAACGCTCTTGTCCTTCCAAAGTCCTGCATCAGAGCCTTGCGATGCTACAGGCTTCACGGCACGTTCCTTCGTCTCGGAGTTGTACGTTACTTTGTGGCTTGAACAGTGACCCACGGCCTTGCCGCCTACTGAGAGCAAAAGGTCACTACCATTGATATAACCAGTGTTTGCCATAATGTGTTATGAGTTTAATGAGTTAATGAGTTTAATTAGTTTAATGAGTTTAGTGAGTTTAGTGAGTTTAATAAGTTTAGTAAGTTTAATAAGTTTAATAGGTTTAATAGGTTTAATAAGTTTAATAGGTTGGAAGAGCCATAGTGCTTAATGGGTTGAACGGGAATAAACTCATTAAACTCACTAAACTTATTAAACTTATTAAACTCACTAAACTCCTTAAACTTATTAAACTCATTAAACTCACTCACTTCTTCGCCGCCTTATCGACGTTGCGCTCGAAGTCAGTCCAAAGGCGCTGCTCGATGCCAGCCGCTTCGGTCTGCTCGGTCATGGCGAGAAACTTATACGGAGACATACGCCCCGTGCTATGGCCTGAGCGGCTATAGTCGCGCCACTTCTTCTGAGCGAAGCGGCCTTGGCGATATTGCGCGTTGCCCTTGCGACGGCCCACGTTGCGCTGTTTCGTACCTTCCTCGGCAAATAGGAGTACAGGCTTCTGCTTGCCCTGTCGGTTGGTATGTATGCCCTTCTTCGCTCCGTGGGGCTTAACGCTCACCATAAAGCCCGTGCCGTAGCGCTTGGGGTAGACGCGAGCGTAGACGCCCTTGTCCACCCCCGTCTTGGCCGAGAGGCCCGAAGTGCGCACCCTCGTCTGTGCGGCCTTTTTCAAGCGATTGGCCTCGCGCCTCATCGAGGCGGCAATGGCCTTGCGCTGCTCCTTAGGCGAGAGGCTGGCGTAAAGCTTTGCCAATTCGCGCTGAAAGGTCTGCAGTGCTTTCTCGTTGTCGTCAGCCATTAGCAACGGAGTTTGAAGGTGAGCGACTGAACGTAAGCGTCGTCCGTCCACGACTCAGCGGCATCAACTAAGAAGGACGAGCGGACGGTCAACCCTGCCGAGGTGGTAATGCTCACGTTGTCAAGCGCTTCGCGTACGGCCTCAGCCAAAGCCACAGAACCATTGTAAGTAGCGGCATAACAATCCACTACGATCGTGGCCGTATCGGCACTTTGAGCATGTTTGGCAACGGCCGTTTCGAGGGCCTCGCGATGATAGCAGACGTAAGGAAGCACGGCCTCATCTGTCACGACGGGAAATACTTTCGTTACCTTATCAGCTAACCTTTCGCTCAGCACCTCGTAGACGGCAGTGCCTGCGCTTAATACTGTTTTCATAAGCGGAGTATCGTCTTTAAGCATCACACGTTGACGCGCTGACAGAGGAGCGAAAGCATTCCCTTACTGCGGTTAGGCTCAATGGCCATAACGGTGTAGAGATGTTCGCCCATGAGCTGCACGCGCCACCCCTCACCAATGGGGTGTACATCGCGTATGCGGAAGGTCACGGTGTAAGCGGCAAAGTGTTCGCCCACCTCTTCACTCCGATTGCCCGCCCACTTGACGCGCTCGGCCCAAATCGTTCGGGTCGGGGTGTAAGTGGTTTGCTCTTCGCCATATTCGTTCGTAGTCTGAACGGGGCGAAAGAGCTGTAAGTGATATCTCATTCCTCCCGCACGCATAGTCTTCTGTATTGTTTGATGATAGATGAAGCGCCCCACGGGATTTCACTGTACTGCTGCGGAGCATCGTTTTCGCGGTGGTCGTAAGCCGAGCCTCCTACCAACAGAATAGCTTGCACCAAGGGGGCGGGCAGTGACCCACCGCCCATTAGCTTTAGCTCATCGAGTGTGCGGTTTGTAGCGCGCACCACTGAAGCCTCAGCGGCATCAAGGCATTGCTGTAGGTAGTCGTCGTCGTCGCTAAAATCATCTGCGCGAACGTGTTTTTTAAATAGGGATAGGGCTACTTCTGACATAATATGGATGTGTGCTTAGTCTCTAAAGATTACTATTTCCATGACTTATCATTACAAACGTGGCTCTCTGTGCGCTCCGTTACCCATCACCGAGAAGTTGAAAACCCCTCACCGAGAAGTTTGAAACCCCTCACCGAGAGGTAGAGAGCGCATCGCAGCGCGCGTCGCTACGACATTGCGTACTGTGCTTGCTCTTGCAGTTGCTTATTGAGCGTGCTTGAGGGGAGGAACGCAACGTGGAGCGAGCGAATGTGCTTCGCGCTGACGTCGTCTTTGCTTACCTCGCCCCCTTTTGAACGCAATGTCGTGCGGAATGTGCCAAGTGAGCCAAGCTTTACCATACCGCCACTTTGTAACTTTTCGGCAATGGCCTCCTCAAAGGCACAAAGGGCCGTGAGTACGTCGGCATGGGTAAAGGTGGTTGACTCGCTTATGCGCTCGCAAAGTTTGTCGCGCGTGATAGTGCCGCTATAGCTGATAGCGGGGAAGTAGCGCCACTTTTGGTCGCGTGAGTTCTTGATACTACGTGTTACTAATTTAATCATGCTTGTTGCGTTTTATCGGTTTTCTTCTTATTGGCTTTATAGACATTCTTAAAATCGACGTTCTGGAGTAATAGCTTATTATTAATCCACGTCGAAGGCACGTAGCGCACGCGAGCTTTCTTGACGAGTTGACTGCTTACATCGTCTTTGATTTCGACGCCTACTGACTTCGCAGTAAGGCGAAACGCCCCCAATGAGCCAAGGCGAACGGTGTAACCCGATAGTAACGCGTGGAGAATTTGACGCTCAAGCTCTTTCAGCACACCCATAGCGTCGGCACGCGTGAGGGTACACTTCGCGCTGATTTCAGCGGCCAAGAGTTCGAAGTCGGTAACGGCCGCAGGCAATGGCGCGGGGTAGAACATGTTCTCGCCAGTCTTAAAGTTTTTGCGAGCGAGGGGTTTGTATAGATAGGTCATGGTAGTAGTGAATTTAGGTTCGTTTTTTTAATGTGCTAATGTGTTAATGTGCTAATGTGTTAATGTGCTAATGTGTTAATGTGCGGTGCTGCGTATTAGCATATTAGCATTAATGTGTTAATGTGTGGTGCTGCGCATTAGCATATTAGCACATTCCCACATTAGCATATTTCCACATTAGCATATTTCCATATTAGCACATTAGCACATTGGTTACGCGTTTGCAGCGCATTTGCCCAGTGCAAAGGCTTCGGGGCGGAGCGTAGTCGTGCCATAGTTGACGTTGAGGACGAAGTCTACTGCGTCCTTGCGTGCTTGGCTATAGGGGTCGATGATGAACGAGATGTCGCCAAACATGCCCATGGGTTGATAACGCCAGTCGCCAAGGCCAACGAAGCCTTCACCAATGTAGTGCGTGCAGAAGACGGGGAGGCCCGCGATGTGGCCGTTCTCACACACCATAATGCCAGAGCCTGCGTCCTTGGGCGTGGCTTCGGCTATGGCCTTCTGCGCTTGTGTCATAACCCAGCACAAGTTGCTACCGTCAACGCCAGAGGCCAACACGGCAGCCTTCATCTTGTTGAAGTCGGCAAAGGTAGGAGTAGCGCTCAGTGCGGTCGGTTTAGCAGCCTTCGCCACGAATGGGCCTACCAAAGTAGTAGTCGCGGTAGCCTCCGTGGTAGAGAACAAAATCTTGTTCAACAACATGGCTACAGACTGCGGCATTACCTTCTTCACGATTGTTTCGATGATGCCCTCCGTCTGAATGATCGTCTGACGCGTTACAGGAATGGCCACGCCAATACGCTGAGGTGAAGCGGTGAGTTTAGAGAGTTTGATCTTCGTGTCGGTGAGCGCAACGCCCTCGCCTTGGATTTGAGCCTCAACGGCCTCGTAGGTGGGCCATACGTAGTCACCAGCCAAGCCTGTAGGCATGGGGAGGCCTACCTTGTTGAGGATTAGGCCCTCTACTAAGGGGTCGAGAATGTCTTGTATCTTGAGCGGAATGATACCGCCCGTAGTGGCGTCGCTCACCACCATGAGGTCGCGCATAAAGACGATTTGTGTCTGTCGGCCAGCCTCCATGTTCTCACGCACCAATTTATTGGCGTCAGCAATAAGGTTGGGGTTCTGCTGCGCTTGAGCGGCTTCAGCTTGCATACGCATGCGGAGCAGTTCATTGTCACGCACGAGTGCTTCGTACTCTGCGCTCTCAGCCTGGGTGCGTTCGCGCTTTTCCGTCTCGCAGAGGTCGGCAATGGCCGAGATGCGAGCGCAGTTCTTTTGGTATTTGTCAACGATTTGACGTACCGTAAGTTTGTTCATAATCGTAATGAATGAATTGTTATTAAATGGTTAATGCTTTAGAGTGATTGCTTTGCCGCGCTGCGCATGGCCTTTACTTGTTCCTCGACGCGGAGGGCGGCAGCGTTGTCTGTTGAGGGGGCGGGAGTCAATCCGCGTAGGTCGCGTGCGCTTACTTCCGTGTCGGGGTAGGCGGGCATGGGCGTGAGCGTAAAGTCGTAGATGCCGTTAATCGCCCGTATGGTGTAAAGCTTTTCGACCTTTCCCGTTTCCTTGTTCGTGGTCGACTCGCTCGTCACGTCGGGTTGGCGGTACGAACAAGAGAACATGAAGGAGCAGCCATCGATGTCGCCCCGTCGTACGAGTTCGAGCGCGCGGTCGCCGTCGTCGGTGTTGGGCGCATCGAAGGAGAAGTGGACGCCTCGCTCGTCGACGTCGTACTGTAGCGTACCCTCTCCGCGCTTGCTGCGTGCAAGCAATGTGGCAAAGTCGTGGTTCATGGTCATCTTGATGTCGCAGCCGTCGAGTAGGTCCTTCGTTATGGCTTCGGGGGCAATCTGTTCGCGCACGACTTCGTCCTCGTCCTCCCACAGTGGGGCAGAGGGCGTGTTGAACAGAATGGCGTATCCCTCAATGGTGCGGCTTTCGCCCTCGCCCTCGCTGCCTTGGCGGCTGCGCACGTGGACGGTGCCTGAGGAGTGGAATTGTAATTGCTTATTCATAAGGCGTAAATGTGCTAATGTGGGAATGTGCTAATGTGTTAATGAGTGGCGCAGCCATTAGCATATTAACACATTAGCATATTAATAATGTGTGTTAGTTTGGTTGTTGTTTAGGGGTTGTCCCCATTTCGTTCAGCCCCTTCAAGTTGGCGCTGACCAATGGGAGGTCGCCTCCCTCGACGGGTGGCATGTTCTCAGCACGTCGCCAGTCGTTGACGGTGTAGATACCTGCAGCTATCGTCTGCGTCTGGTACTGCACGCGGCTTGCGAGGTCGCACGCATAGAGGCTGCGACGGTCGAACTCAAAGCGACGCTCACAACAGAGCGAAGGCTCGATGAGCTTGCGGTGGAGTTCGCTCTCTATCTTACGGAGTAGGGGGTTGAGCGTGTTGGAGAGGAAAGCCACGTTGGCCATCTCGGCACTCTTGTAATTGTTGCTCGTGTCGTCAAAGACGAATGAGGGGTGTACACCGAAGAAGCGGCAAAGCTCACGCACCGTAAACTTGCGGCTTTCGAGAAATTGCATGTCGGTGCTGGAGAGCGAGAGTTGGTTGAACTTTACTTGCCCTGGTAGGCTGACTATCTTGCGGCCTTCTGAAAATGATTGGTCGAGGTCGGTAGCCGTCTTGGCCAATTCGTCGTCTTGATAGTCGCCAAATCCGCGCACGCTCGTGTCGTTGCCTACGATGCCGCGCACGTTGCCCCCATTGGCAAATCGGTTGAGCGTCTCATTATCGCCTGTAGCGGCTATCTGCGTAGTAAGGCGCGCAAAGGCTAAGGTGCTGATGCCTTGTTGTCCGTCGATCGTGAGGTTTTTGAGGTGTATCACTTCTTCCTCCGCGAAGGTGCCGCTAAGGCGGTTGGTCATGTCCATTACCGTGTAGGTGCGATTAATGGTGTCGTGACTCACTGTGCCAGGTTGGCAAAGCACAAGGCGATCCACCTCAAGCGAGGGCGAGTACTGCGGCACGATATAAGCATTACCCGTCAGCAACATCTGTTGCACGGCTTGCGCCCAGAAGTCGAACGCGGAGTAAAGCTCGTTGGGTTGCACGCTCAATAGGTAGTGGAGGCGCGACTGGCGGTCGTCGACGAATATGCCGCCCTTTAGCTTCATATAACGGAGGGGCAAGTTGGCCACACTCTCTGAAAGCAAACGCACGCAGCGATAGACGGTGCTAACGGCCAAGGGGTCAGCCGCTGCGGAGGTGAAAAGCGGCAAAGCCCCCGAGCGTACAGTCCTACCCTCTGGCGATGAGTTAACACCCTCGCTGCTGCGTTTTATCTTGAATAGTCTGCGTAATACGTTCATACCCTACGTGCAAAAGGTGTGTAGGTGGTACCACCTTGGGGCGTTTTTTTCAGAAAAAAGTGAGAGTTGGGGAATATAATGTAACATTGTTGCTTATTTGCAGTGTTTAAAGCAATGTTCTTCGAAAGATTTCTCAAGGTATCAGTTGGTTTAGACAAAGCGGTAAAACATTAATACAATATGAAAAAGGAGAAAGTTACAGTGACGGTCGAAAAGGATACTGACGGTCGTTTCGCTTGTTACGTTGATAAAGAGTTCGCGCACTTTGGCCTTGCAGGATATGGCAACACGATAGCCGAAGCAAAGGCCGACTTATATGCGTGTTACAACGAAATGAAGGAGTTAGAAGAGGCAGAAGGGCGCAGCATTCCTGATTTGGAATTCACCTTTTAATGCCATTAAATAAAACGTTTTTAGACACATTTATTTTGCCACGCGCGCTTGCCGCGTGGCTTTTTATTGCTATCTTTGTAAGGTAACTGTTAATTAAACAACCCATAATAATCAACGATACCCCTCGTTGCGAAACGCGGAGTATCTTTTTTATCCCACTTTTTTCATTTTTCTATTTTTCGTATTAAAGTAAAAGCGCCCCACCATTGTTACATGGTGGGGCGCTTGATTGTTTTGCGCCCTCAGGTGGCGGGCGCGATGTGTCAAATAACTATATGAAATACAAAGTACCTGAATGGGGGAGGTTACGGACGTACGAAATGAACGCCCGACAAGGTTTGCGCAAAACTGCTTATGCCGTTTTCTATCTTTTCAATAGTGCGTGCTGAGGGGCGTGAAGTCCCATTAATATAATGTGATAATTGCCCTTGATTGACGCCAGTGATGCGTGAAAGACCTGCTAACGTAAACGCATAGGCATAGTGCTGTAAGAAAGAGGCCATATCGTAACAGAAGTCAAACTCTACTTCTTCAAATGCTTCGTTATGGCTCTTGTAGTATTCTTTTGTCTCGTTGTAATAAGTCATGAAGTCGTCCTTAGCTTCATCAAGTGTTGCACCCTCAGCCGTTATAAGATAAGATAGTGTATCGTCGTCCATATAAATACTATAGCGCCCCTCTGAGGAACGCTCTATAACCGCTTTTACTTTTTTCATTGTTTCTTCCTGTTTTTCGTTATTAGAACAATGCAAAGATACTAATATCCGTATTAACGGCAAAGGGGTACAATTTAATACGCTTTTCTTACCGCTCATAATCTATAAACAGTCTCAAGCACATGAGCATCGTTATGAGTCCGTCAATCTTTTGATAGCGAGCGCGCTTAATGGGCTTAGAGTTGCCGAGGTTGTCGGTGTCGAGTATGGCATTGCCAAAGCAGTAGGCGTTAATCGGGTTAGGATTGATGAAGATATGTCCCGTCTTGCAGCCATGCTCAAAGGATTGGACGGGGGCAGTAAAGTTGCCATACGTCTGCTTCACTCCGCGCAACACGTCACGCGCGCCTGATGCGGCCAACATGTTGATAAGTTCTTGGCTCTTCCAAGGGTCGTAACCAATAGAGAGTATGCGTACGGAGCGGTTGACACGCAACACGTAGTCGACGATCGTGCGGTAATTGATGACAGGGCCTTGCGTCAGCGTGAGGTGGCCCTCGGCCGCCCACTTGCGGTAAAGGCGCTCGTTGGGGTGGCCCGCCAGGGCTTCATCGGGGAAGAAGTAGGCCGTGTGGAAGGTGAACGACTTCTCTTCGGGCGAATAGAAGCCAGTCGTCACGGCCGAGAAGTCGTCACTCTCGCTCAAGTCGATAGCCACCATTGCATCGGGGCGGCCCTTGATCGCGTCGAGCGTGAAGGGACGCATTATCTCGTTGGCGAGTGTGGCCGTTATCCATGAGCGCTGCTGCTGTTCGGCATAGACGTTGAGCAACTTCGTGCGAAAGGCCCACATCGCCTCCGCACCGTCGCGACGTGCTGCACGATATTCGGCTTCGTAAAATTCGAGGCTAACGGTTACGCCCATGTGAGGGTGGACCTTGCGCCACGTCGCGGGTTGGTCCTCGGGGTCGTCAACGTCGGGTTCAAAGAGGTGGGCAAATACGCTGTCATCGTCCACCTCGCCCAGTAGCAGACGTTTGTAGCCTTGCAACTTGGCGTAGAATGGGCCTTCAAACACGTCGCTCGCGGTGGTGATGATCACCGTAAGGGGGTTCTGCCTAACGCCCATAGAGGTAGTAAGCACGGTGAGTAGCTCATTGGTGCGCGCTTGGGAGTATTCGTCGATTAAGACGGTCGAGGCGTTCAATCCGTCCTTGGTGCGGCTATTGCCTGTCAGACACTGAGCAAAGGCCGTGCGGTCCTGCCGTCGGCTCTTAATCACGTCTTCATTCACCGTATAGCGTAAGCCGCGCGGGTCGAGCCTACGCACGCAGCCGCGCAGGACGTTAAAGCCTTTCTTCGCTTGGTCGTAAGAGTTGGCGCCAAAGTAGCACTCAGCATTGGCATCGCCAAAGAAGAGGTCGTAAAGGGGGAAGGCTGCACCTGAGGTAGTCTTCGAAAACTTTCGGGGTACAAACAGACAGACCTCACGCACGATGCGACGCCCCCGTTGCCAAAAGCCATATACGGCCGCAAACTGGAAGCACTGCACGGGCGTCAGCTTGTAGTGCTGCATGCCTTCCTTGCCAGGAAAGTAGAGCGACTCGTAGAAGAGGTAGAAGCGACGCACCTTGCGAGCGTCAAGCCCATAACGCTTCACCATACGCAGGAAACGCTCAACGGCCAACTGTTCCCAAAGGTTATGCTCGGTGGGGCTGTCGCGCACCATTGATACGTACACGTAGAGCCGAGGGTCGACCGCCTCAAGGTGGTACGACTCCAACGATTTAGCAGTGAGCGAACGCGATACGCGCTGCTTCTCCTCTCGGTAGCGGTGGGTTTCTTCTTCGGTCATTCTGATAATGTGCTAATGTGGTAATGTGCTAATGTGATAATGTGCTAATGTGGTAATGTGCTAATATGCTAAGGATTGTGCCACTCATTAGCACATTAACACATTAGCATATTAACACATTAGCATATTCGCTCATTCTCTACTGTTCGTTAATGAGCTTTTGGGTTAGGTCTATCAATGGGTCGGAACTCTGGTCGGTGGTCAACTCCTCAGTGGTGAGTTGCAACTGCTTCATCTGTCGCGTGACGGAGGCTTGTGCGTCGCGCTGAATTTTGAACACGGGGTGCGGCATCATCTTGCGGCCGTAGCGTGTCTCCTCCCACACGACGGTGGTATCGAGGCTGTCAATTTCATCAGTGGCGAGTTCGAGCGTGCGCATAGCTCCTGCCAACGATTGTATCTGCATTTCGAGGCTGGTGTTATAAGTACCCGACTTCTTGAGTGCCTTGGTGATGCGGGCATACCATTGTTTTGTGGTGCGTGCCATAGTGTGGAATATTGTTTAAGGGTGTTGAATTGCCCAAAGTTCCATAAATCGAAAAAAATGCTCGCGCAAAAAAAAGGGTTTGGGCGGGGTTTAACGCCACCCCCCACCCCTTAAAAAAACACGCCCCCCATGTGAATGAGAGCGCTCATGAGTGATGAGGGCAGGCTTCTTTTACTCTGTTTTGGTACGTTTTCGGTCGTTTTCTGTACGTTTTTCGGCCATTTCTGTACGTTTTCTGTCGTTTTCTGTACGCTCTTTCGGGCATCACTCGTCGCCAAAGAAGCGTTTGTTAACGCTTTCGGCCTGCCGCGCCTTGCGTTCGGCATTTGCCTTACGGCCTGAGCGGCCCAACTCTGTGTGCGTCAGTACGTGGCAGTCGTGGCAGAGGGCGCGGAGGTTGTGTGCATCAAACATTAGCCGCTCCTTCTCCCTCGCGGTCGTACCCTCTTCGACTGGGCGCACGTGATGCACCTCAGTAGCAGCCGTTGTGCGGCCCTCAGCCTCACAACGTTGGCACAGAGGGTGAGCCGTGAGCACCATGCGCCTTAGTTCCAACCAGTGGCGCGTGTGTATCATTCGCTTATAGTCTTTGTCTTTAGCCATAGTCTTCCGAAATATTATTCAATCCTCCTTCGGTGGTGGCGCACGGTAGGCGTTGTGTTAGAAGGAGTGCGCATAGAGGTAGCCATGCGTTCAAAGGTGGCCGCGATGTAGTCCTCATCATCGTCAGTGGTGGAAGTAGCCTCAGCCTCAGCCACCATACGCGCATATACACGCAAAAGTACGACGCACATCTCGCACGTCGTACTAAAGCGATAAGTCTTGCGTATGCGCTCCAGCTCTCGATATAGCTCGGGCGGCACGCTGAGGTTTATTCGTCGTCGCGTCACTGTGTTCTTTTTAAATATGCAATGCTGAGTCAATGTGCAAATGATTGAATAATGTCTTAATTACTCAGCGTGCAAAGGCGACCATTCGCACATTTGCACATTCGCACATTAGCACATTAACTCTGGACCAGTACTAAGATACAAATAAATTGTGTCATTATCAAGTGCCGTTACAACTTCAATTGTCGTTTAATCTCCTCCTCGTTATGATGCGTGATAGCTTCATAGCGTCGGCCGTCGTCATAGCCCTCGGCACGGCCCTTCTCGTAACCGTCACGATAGCCTTCTTGGTGGCCGCGTTCACGGCCTCTTGTGTAGCCTTCTTTCCAACGCGATTGGCGAAGGCGCGCCACTTCGTCGGCCATTGCCTCCTCGGCTCGGTAGCGGCCGAGCTTATACGTTAGCCATAGCACGACATATACGGACGTGGCGTAAAAAAGAATTGTCAGTACGTCTTTTAACATGGGTATCATCGTTTATTGTTCTTCATTCAATTCGTCTAAAAGATTTTGAGCGCAAGCCTTCGCCCACCATAATTCCTTCTCGTTCGTAAGACTTGCTGAGAACTTTTTAATTGTCAGCCAGCAAAACCATGCTTTGCCTTGTACTTCATATACCTCCGTGAATAAGCCTTCGTATTCTTTAATTCTGAATGCCTTCATTTTACTCATTGTTGGTTTGGTAGTAGTCATTGCGTATTTTATTTGCTGTATCTCCTCACTGCTTAGCGCGTTGGGCGAGAAGAGGAGGATCTCTTCTAAGTGAGCGCGCACGCATCGGGGGTAGCGCAGTCGCCCGTTAGGGCGGCGACTGAGCCAAATCTTGTGGCGTTGTCGTAGGTCGTTCATAGTCATTCGGGGGTATTAGGTAGGAAGGACTCAGAGTAGGCCCAATACATTACGCAGAACGCTTCACAAAACGTTTTCCAATTCATTTCTTCTGGAATGAAGTAGTGAGTGGACACAAAAGGGTCTTCCGTATAGCCATCCCATACCACTATTGGCCCGCTGGCATCGTTCGGATACTCATCGCGTGAGTGCCATAGCGCGTCAAGGCGACGGAACTCTACGGTGTGGGCAGCGTCGCGCTTGCGCAGTAAGTCAACGTGTAAGGGCGCGCCCGCCTCTACGTCCTCAGGGCGCGCAAAGAGTTGATTAACAAAAGTTTTATTCATAGTTCAGCCATTTATCTTCATAGTATAACCATTTATCTTTAAAGTCAGCCATTACTCGGTCGTTGTAAGCCTTGTCCTTCTCCTGATATAGGGCGAAAGTGTTTTTACACCCGAAAAAGGGAATTAACTCAATGCGGATTACGTCACATCGGCCGCTAAAGCTAACCTCGACGAGGCTTGCACGCGTGTTGAATTGCATCGTCTGTGCCTCACGAAGGTAGACTAAGATGTCGGCCTTCGTCGCTTCTTCGCTTGTGTCATTTTATCACGCTTTGAAGTTGTTCGTAAATGTGGCGGTCGCTCTTCATGCGCAGCAGCGCGCGGCGCACCTTGTCGCGATATTCATCGTTGTCGCCTGTGCGGTCGGCTATGAGTAACACCATTCCGGCATAGTAGTCGCTACACTCGCAAGCATCGTCGGCACACTCAATGCCGTAAAGTTCCTTTGCAAAGCTATCCCACGCGCGGCGCGCACGGTGGGTAGCTTCAAGGGCATACTTTAGGCGCTGCTTTAATCCTTGCTTCATGCCAAAGCCTAATTGTTGCACGCGCGTCTCAGCGTTGAGCATGAGCGTGCTTGTCACGTCGCCCATGAGGTAGGCCACGTTGGTCAGAATGCGCGTGGCCTCTGGTATCTGTTCGGGAGGTACGAGTTTTTCTTCCTGTTTCATAGTGTGTAAGAGTTATAGATTGTTGTGTGAAAGTGCTTCATCGGAAGCACGAGAATTTAAAGCCATACTCCTTGGCTCTGCGCTCAGTGCATAGGTTGCGCCGTGTCTCTGGCGCGAAGTACCAGAGCATGGAGCGGCTCTGAGTGTAAGGAATGTAACCAAGTAGAGACAACGTTTGGCGTATCTTCCGCGTCTTCTTGCTATGCGCGGGGGCGAAGTAGAAGTTATGGTGCGGCTCTTGGCCACTCATGATGCGGAGTTCGTCCATGCGTCGTTGGCGGTGGAGGCGTCTCCCCCGCTCCTTGTAACGCTCCTTGTAGAGTTCGGGGTTTGCCTTCTTATCTATCACGTAGTAGGCGCGAGCGTGGAGCATAGCGTGTCGCAGCGTCTCACGCTTGTAAGTAGGGTCTTTCTTCACTTCATAGGAGTTGGCCAACTTATACACCATATCAATTCCACACCCCAACTCGTGGGCCATGTCCTTAGCGGGCGTAATGGGGAAGCGCGCTCTAAACATTTGCTCGCCTTCGGGGGTCAGCTTGTACGTCCTCCAATGGCCCTCAATGTAAATGTACTTCGGGTTGTACATAGTTTTGCGTATGTTGTAAATGTTTGTTTATTTTTGTTGCGTTTTCGCTTGTGCAATAAATATTCTTTTATTATCTTTGCATCGTCTTCAAAAGACACGTGGACACCAATGATAACAGTCTAAAGGACTGGGAGGATATTCTAAACAAGTTTAGATACCTCTTCCGAAACGAAAAGTCTTTAATCCAATCAGGTAGGCTTACAGAATCGGAATTCCTTGAAGATTTTCTCTTTGCAGTTTTAGAAGCTTGCGAAAAGATGTCTGAAATGGAATGAAAGTAATGAGGAGGTTTCCGCCTCGCTCCATTAGGACCGAGCGGAACTTCCTTTTTACTCTTTTTCTGTTTAGCCAACCCTTTTAAATATTAGCTTATGAAAGACTGCGTAAAACTCAAACTTGAAGAGAGCTTTGCAGCATCGAACGACAAAGACCCTAATTTGTCTTCTAAACTATTAGAGGAGGCTTTTGCATTAACAAGCAATCCTGAAGAGGAGCGCGAAGCCGCACTCTATGTGCGTACCATGTTACGCAGAGGACGCAAAAGAAATGATGTCTGCCCCTCAAATATTTTAGGAAACGTAAAGTCTGCCATTTCGCTCTCTTACATAGCCAAAACCTACTTTGACAAAGGCGCACCGTGGCTCATGCAACGCATTAACGGGAACATGGTGAACGGCAAACCTGCTGCTTTCACTACGGCCGAACTCATGACCCTTGCCAATGGGTTAGAAGACCTCGGCAAGAGACTATTAAGCGCATCAACTGGTATCCACGAAAGCATTTAGCGCTTAGTGCTTGGAAGCCTCCACATCGTTGGAGGCTTTTTTTGTCTCCTTATCGCGCAAGCAGATAAACCCTCTACGCTCACACTCGCGTAGCAGTTCGTAATCATCAGACGATATCATGCAGGGCGTTTCGCCATTGATGTTGACGTAACCGCTCGGCATTCGAAACCGCTCACAGATGCGGAGCCGCGTTTCACGACGGCAGCGCCAGTATACCACTACGTAGATGAGTTGTGCCATAGTGCTTTATCCTTTCCGATCCTTTTTGTTTTACCTGAAACTTCCGTTTTTGAATACAACGACGTGCATCATTTCGTTCATGCGGTCAACCAATCGCACGCCATACCTCTGCCGTAGCTCTTGCCCCGTTAGGTTGGTAGTGACAAGGGTGAAGAGGCCACGAGCGTAACGCGCCTCAAGTAGCTCGGTGATCGGCTCTATCACATTGCCGTAGTCGACCACCTCGGCAGGCTCTGTGCCTACATCGTCAATGGCTAACACCCCAATGCTCATGAGGCGAGCCTTCGACGTCTTGTAGGTGGCAGCTACGTGGCGAGCCTCAACGAAGCGTACCGTGTCGAGGTCGTACTGCATGAACTCCGTTGGCAGCATACCACGCGCCCTGAGCCATTCCACGGCATTCTGCAGGGCCAACGCCAAGGTGGTCTTGCCATTGCCCGTTGTGCCACAGAATAGCAGCCCATTGGGTTGCGGCCCAGTAAGGTGATGAGCCACTTCGCCTATGATGCGCGTCGTATCTTCGTCCATTTGCAGCGTGCGCCCTCTGCGCTCCACCTCCACCTCGTAGGCAGAGTAGAGCAGACAGTAAGCGTCTGCGACCGCCAGGGGAAGCCTAAAGGCGTGTGCTGTAGTCCGCTGCCGAAGTAGCTGCGACATCAACTCCTTTGCGTCGGGCAAGGGAGTTGGCATTGCTATTTTTCGTGCCATGACAGTTGCGATTTTGTTGTTGTTGAATGCGAAGCCACGAAGTAAAGTGGCGTTTGAGGTCGGTGAGGTCGGTGTGCTGCGCCTTGTCGTTGACGCGACAGTCGAGCGCAAAGGCGTCAAGCCACTCGCGTAGCTCGTCACCGCTCAAGTGGTAACGCATACGCACCAACTCACACCATGAAGCCTCAGCCCTCAACGATGCTAACAATCCCGTAAACGAGGCTTCAACGTCTTCCGTCGTCGGTGGCGACGGTGGCGCTTTTTCTACATCGTCTTTTTCTTTACTTTCCTTTACTTTACTTTGTGTACTTTCTTGCACACTTTTGTGCAGAAATGGTGCTTTCTTGCACAAGTTTGTACATTTATCGGCTTTTCTTCCGAAGATTGATGCGTCTTTAGTCGAACTTTCGACAGTTTCAGTCGAATTTTCGTCTAAAAGGTTGTACGCTTCTATCGACGCTGCACGCCTACTATCTACACATATCTTTTTGTATCGTTCTTGAATACCTCTACTCGTCAGTACACCTTCCTCGTCAAGCATACGCCTATCTAACAACCCTAACGTAAGGCAGCTCTCTAAGACTTCTTGTATATACACCTCTCCATACCCCGTTTGTTCCGAAATGATGAAGGGCAACTCTTTATCCCACGTCATGAAATACCCACTCTTGTAAATATAGCATAGCAGGAGAGCATATACTGCGATAGCCTTACCACCGTTACGCCGAATTAACTTGCGTATCTTTATGTCTTGAAAAAAGTCTACTTCAAAAGGGAAGTAATCTAAGCCCGACTTCTTCTGTCGGCTCATAATTCGTGTGTATCGTGTAAAGTCAATAAGTAACACAACACTGCGGCCCGCTCTGTTGCTTCCCCTCATCTCTTATGGGGGTGAGGCGGCCTCCTGTGTCATCGCCCGAGTTCGCATTGCAAGGATAGGAAGCGCCGTAGCGTCTTCCCCCCTCCTGTGTCATCCTCTTTCGTATTTGGACTGCGCATTGCAAGCTTCACACCTCACTCACTATTATGTAAGCAATGGGGAAACAACTCACACCGCAGCGTCGTGCTTTAATGGTTGATAGTGTACAAACGGCTTATTTACTCTTGGTCGCTCAATACCTCAACGATAGGGGTAAGATTGATGCCTAACACCTCAAACTCGCTAAAGTCAGAGTCACTCATACACTTGACGAATGTCTCGTAAGCATCAAGCATGTTCGGAGACAGAACCAAGTAATCACGCTTAACGATGCGCTCCTTGCCTGTCTTCTCGTTGACGAGAAGGCCTTCACAACGTACCTTATAAAACTTGTCGCCATTTAGAGAACCTACCCAAAAGGCTGCTATGTTGCGCTTCACGCAAACCTCCACACCTACGTTTTCGACACCGTTATAAGCACATACTTTTTCAGTAGCACGCGACTCAGCCTCAGCGAAAGTGGCGGCACGCACCAACCACGTCTCCTTCATGTCCGTTTCCTTTCCATTTTCGGCCACGCCGTCATAGCTGACGCGTACCTCTACCCAAAATCTTTTGTCCATAATTTTTCGTTTTTCGTTAATAAAATGGTTGAGTGAGGAGTGTGGGAGTCGAACCCACTAATGTGCGATTGTTTCGAAGCTTATCCACTGCACGCCCAATAACCCAAAACCAACTTCATGCAGCAGACGACGATACCTCTCTTTGCCGCCTATCCGATTAACGGCCTATACTCCTCGCATTTACCATTACTATCCTCACGGACCATAATGGAATACAATCTTAATAATCTAACTACCTTATTCACACGAATGCAACGCGGTCGGGAGTCGAACCCGACTAACGGCCTAAGCGCCTCAGCCTATTAGCGAGCGCGGTCTATCCGATTAACCACCTATCGCGTTATATTGACTATTCTATTCCTCACGAACCGAATAGTCCCACTCATTCTGAAGAAATTAGAAGCCCATGGTCAGCGCGTGACGGGGCATACAATTAGAACTTTATAAAAATATGAGTAAAACCATTTCACTACCTTTCATCACCCGCCTTGGCCCTTATCCAGCGCGCTATCTTGATTTTGATAGAGTTCTCACCCTTCGCACGCTCCGTATCGGCATAGCGGTCGTCACTATAAGGCGAAGCGCACGACCAGCGGCTGCAATACGTCATCAAGGAAATGAGCGCGTCAGTCTCGTCGCCACTCTCCTTGTAAGCCGCCAAAATAGATGCAACACAATGGAGAGCATAGTCCATTCCTGCTTGCTCGTAGGTGTAGTCCCTTACCAGGTCAGGGAATTTGCAGCGCTTCTCAACACCGACGATGTAAAGCCTAAAGTCGATTAGCAATAGGTGCAAATCCTTGTTGTTGCGCTTTATTCTTTCTACGTATTCATGTACGTCTCCTTTATCCATATACTTTCCAACCTTTAAAAGTTATAACATACTAACGACCGTCGTAACGCTTACGCATCGCGCGCGTTTCCTTCTCGCGCTGCATCTTCCACTGGTCGTATACTTCGACCATGTGATGCTCGTCCCAGTCGGGGTGTTCCTGGCTCATGGCGTAGTAAGTACCATTGTTCTTCATTTCGTTCAACACCGCGTCCTCGTAATCCATACGGCTGGCGTAATAAAAACCCGTCAGCACAACGGCTGCACAGGCCGCACACTTCGCCACCTTCAGCGCTTTATCTAAAATGTTCATATCGTTTCCCGTTTTTAGTTTGTTTGTTGTTTTGTCGTTTTGTTGTTTTCTCGTTTCTTTCGCCATTCATCAACATCGCCATTCAGCACACCGCAACCGCTTGCAGCATTCAGCCCTCAGCCGTTCTACATGTGCCGCTGCACACACCCCAATGGCCGCCTCCTGACGCTTCGCTCACAGCATTACCACTGTTCGCGCTTCTGCTTGGCTCTTTTGTCGTTTGAGTCTTGCTCTCGCTCTTGCGCTTGCAGCATCACCACTGCTCGCTCCAAATTCTTTTTAATTCCTGTCCAGTTATAAACATTCGTCCGTTCAAATTCCTAAACCCTACGTTCACGCGCCCGGCATATATCCAACGTCGCAAAGTGCAACGCGCAACGCCCAAAATCTTTGCCGCGTCGCTCATGCCATAGCGGCCCGAGTCGACAACCCTTGGTTCTTCTGTCGTCATAACTTTTTCGTATTATTTTGTATCACCACTCACGACCTTGCGAGTCACTTCGTAAAACTTCCGCCCACGTTCGTCAGTCACTACCCTACTCTTCCACTCTTCTTTGCCAGTCTGAGCATTCAATCTCTTCTTCGCCTGATACAGCCCTTGCGGAGACACGCTCTGAAAATCCAATCGGATACTATCACCCATCACCATTTTGCGCAACGTTGCCGTAACACTCGGAAGCCTTATTAACCCTTTTTTCATAGCCTTTTGCTTGTAAACATAACATTGATTCTTTACATTTGCAGTTTAAACAACATTTATTGCGTTCGGTAAACATTGTTTACGAGTGCGAAGATATAATAAATTGCAAACATGAACCAAACGTTTTTGCTTTTATTTAGGCATTTTGCGACATTTAGACCAATAAAAATGAATAATAAAGAAAAATTAGAACAGTTAGTGCTGCAATATGCGCATGGTAATCAAACGCTATTTGCCAGACTTTTAAACGTGCGTCAGAGCACAGTATCCACATGGAAGGCACGAGAGACCTTAGATTTTGTACGTATCAAGCAACGTTTCCCACAAGTTGATGGTAATTGGCTGCTTACAGGGGAGGGGGACATGCTTTTACCTGAGGACAATAGTACTTCGGTAAATGTTAGTGGAAACCATAACAACCTACAGGGAATGCTTGTGAATAGCCAAAGTATCGATAAAAGCGAGTCTTTTTTGACGTCGGATGCTGCCTCCGACGTGGCTTTTTTGCAGAAAGAAAACGAGTATCTAAAGAAACTTATAGAAGAAAAAGAAAGACTTATAAAGGTCCTTTTGGCGGGACATTAGTCCCCCAAAATGTAAAGAATCAATGTTATGTTAAATAACGCATGTAAATACACACAAAGCACCCCACTAACGGCTTGCGTTAGTGGGGTGCTTTGCAATATGCGAACACCACCCCCCAAAATACGATGAAACCGACAAAAAAAGCCCCCCACTCACGTGGGAGGCATGCAAAACAAAAAGCATAACGCTTTAATTTCTATTTTAAAGACAACAAAGCTTCACCTATACGGTGCAAACCTTCAACAATACGCGCTCGCTGCTTGTCACGAGGCACTTTTAGCCCCGTTACATAATGCGTCAGCAAAGCTTGATTAATGCCTGTAGCATGAGCAACGGCCGCAAATGTTGTGTACTGCAAACAACAACGCAACAAAGCGGCAGCACCTAAATCCACCTCAAACTCATACACACCACACTTCAACCATTCTGGCAAGTCATCACCATCAGCCACAACGCCTTCAACATGTTCGACAATAGCATCACGCAAATCGCTCATTAACTTTTCATAAGTCGAAGCCGTTACTAACACCATGCCACACAAACGAGCATCATCTGTCACCGCTGCAAAATTCTTATCACTCCAATCCACCTTTACCTTTATCTTTTCCATACTTTTAAAAGTCTTATATATTCTAAGGTTATGGAAAGGTTCAACCCCCTTCCATACCTTTTAATTTACTTTCTCCAACCAGCTTGTCGCCAAATGCTTAGAAGGAGAAAATCGTTAAGCGTTTCACTCATCTTACCTCTTACAGTTACTTTACCCTTCTTCGTGGGGTGCTTGAACTGTCGGTGATCGCCATGATTGGCCTTAATTTCTACCCAGCCTTCCTTTTTCAGCAGCTGAATAACTTCTCTTACTTTCAATTTATTCATGCGCGTTCCTTTCTGTTTTGCATTACAAAGGTAATAAATTTTATACTTATAGCCAAATATTTTTGCCATAAAGATATAAAAAACTTTACCCCCTTACATAATCAATCACGCGCCTCACGGCTTCATCTACCTTCTTAGCGTTTCGCCTTATATATATGTCGGCCATTGGATAGGGCGACTTGTGACCTAAAGCAGCATCTATCACTGCATCAGGCACGTCAAGTTCTGAGGCCAACGTTGCCCACGTGTGGCGCGCCCAATAGGAGGTAAGATCGGGAAACAAACCGCTATACACCTTCACCCGTTCTTTCGCCCGTTTGCCCTTATGCTTTACGTACACATAACACGACGGACCAACACGTTGCAACCCGTCATTCACGTTACGAAGGAAGCCCTTCCACGCCTCAACGCCACCACTCAAACGCTCGCCAAAATAAAGCAAACGTTTCACCCCCTTATAACGCTCAATAATCTCCAGCGCTTCAGGTGGAACCGTCAGCCGACACACAACCCCCGTTTTGCTCCGCCTGTATTCAATCTCGCCACT